TACGCTAGGTATTTTTCCTACTCAAGGTCAAGTTATGGAGTTTAGGAACAACGAAAGAATAAACAGAGAAAGACAGCGTAGAGAAAGAATAGCTGAAGAAAACAGAAGACGTAGCGAACAAGAACCAGAAATGTTTCCACGCTCTCTTATGTCAGAAGGTGGTACAATGGAAGAAGTAGTAGTACAAGAAACAAGACCTGCCTTTACTTCTGAAGCTCCCGGGGGAGGTGGTACAAGTGGTAGAGGTTTTGGTCAAGCAGCGGCAAAAGGAATTTTAAGTGCTTTAAATCCTTTGAATACTTTAAAACTTTTAGATGATGTAGCAAGCGGAAATATAACACCACAAGAGGCTGCAACAAATCTTATACCCGGAAAACCATTAGCTGATGCAATAAAAGCTAAACAAAAAGCTCGAATAGCAGAAGGACAAGATATTGTTGGTAAGGGAAGAATTAAAAATGCTGTTAAAGGTTTTTTTTCTAGAGATGATGAAGAACCTAAGATACTTGGCCCAAGAAGAGCTATGGGTGGTATGATGTACAACAAAGGTTCTTTAGTGGTTCCTGATGAAGGGATGCCAGTAGATACTTATCCTAACATACCGCCAGAAGAAATGGACGAAGCAATGGCTTCACAACTTCCTGACGAACAAATGGAAGACAGTTATATAGACTTCATTATGGATCAATCCATTAGTGAAGAAGATCAAGATTATTTAGCGGAAAAACTAGAACAGGATTCTAGGCTGTCAAGTATACTCGACAGTATAATTGTAACCGCATCAGAATTTTCAGGCTCTGGAGAAGTAGAAGGGCCGGGAAGTGGTGTATCAGACTCAATACCAGCCCGATTGTCGGATGGCGAGTTTGTGATTACCAAAAAAGCAACCGACCAAATAGGCGCAGACAATCTCCAACGAATGATGGACGATGCTGAACGTGCTTATGATGGCGGTTATCAACGTAAGGCCGTGGGAGGCTATATGTATGATCAAGACTCTTCTGAAGTTTCTTCGCCAAGTTCTATTGATGAAGAAATAAAGAAAGCGATGATTGGAGCAAATAAAATCCCAAGCCTTGCATAACATTTTTCGGCTACCTTGGTAAGACAAGCCCCATAAAACTTGACGGAGTTAATATGGCTACCTTGCTAAAAAACACAAGCCCCGAAGGAGAATTGAGATGTCCGAAGTACAAATAGAGGAGCAACAAGCTAATCCATATAATGCAAGAAAACCTTGGCATGAGGTAGAAGATACTACTTCTAAGCAGGGTGCAAATGGATTGTTTTATACAGAAGATCAACAGGCTACCCTCGATGATGAGGCCCCTGATAATGAAGCTCCTAAAAAACGAACCAATTATAAAAAGAGGTATGACGATCTAAAGAAACATTATGATCAGAAACTTTCTGAGTTTAGACAACGAGAAGAAGAGCTAGTAGCAACTGCTAGATCGGCTCAACCTTCTTATGAACCCCCTAAAACCGAAGAGGATTTAGAACAGTTTAAACAAGAATATCCTGATTTGTATAACACTGTTGAGACAGTTGCTCATTTGCAAAGTGATCGTAGAGTAGCAGATCTTGAATCACAACTTCAGTCCTTACGACAACGTGAATCTGAGGTTATGAGAAAAGAAGCAGAAACTACTTTGCGTAGCAATCACCCAGACTTTGATGATCTTAGAGGATCTGATGAGTTCCATGAGTGGGCAAAAGAACAACCTGAACAGATACAGGGTTGGATTTACAATAACCCTGATAATGTAACTTTAGCATCAAAAGCTATAGATCTTTTTAAGTTGGAAACTGGACAAGCTCGAACTACTAAAAAACAGCCCAAGGCTAATAGTGGATCGGCAGCAGATATTGTATCAACAAAGACAACTAATGTTGATCCTAAACAAGCCAAAATTTGGACTGAACGGGAAATAGCCGCAATGTCCTTAGACCAGTTTGATAAACATGAGGAAGAAATCAAACAGGCTATGCAAGAGGGCAGAGTGGTTAAATAATTTTAACTTTGTGTTAATAGGAGTATATTAACAATGGCTGCAAATACTAGTGACCAATTTTTTGAACAGAGTACGGATACCAATGGTAACTTTGGTAATTCCGTAACTGGACAAACTAATTCATTCTTCTTACCGAAAGTTTATTCCAAACAGGTATTAAACTTTTTCCGTAAGGCATCGGTAGCAGAAGCTATCACAAATACTGATTATGCTGGAGAAATCGCAGCGTTTGGTGATACAGTACGTATTATCAAAGAGCCTGTAATCTCAGTTGACCAGTATGAGCGTGGTGGAACTGTTACTAAGACTGCACTTACGGATGCAGAAGTAACTTTAATCGTTGATGTGGCAAACGCCTTCAAGTTTATTGTAGATGACATTGAAACAAATATGTCTCACGTAAACTTCCGTGAGGTTGCAACTTCTTCAGCCGCTTACGCTCTACGTGACGCTTTCGACACAGGTGTAATTGCTAAGATGTTTGCAGGTGTATCTGCATCATCACCTAATCATATATTAGGTTCTGACAATGCTACTGACCTTGCTGCTGGTACTTTTGATGGTACTGGTAACTTGGACATCGGTTACGCATCTGGTGAGCATGATCCTATTGATGTTCTTTCACACATGGCTCGTCTGCTTGATGAGCAAAGTGTTCCTGAAGAAGGTCGATGGTTTTTAGCGAACCCTCAGTTCTATGAGCAACTGGTGCAAACCTCATCCAAGTTAATGTCAGTAGACTTTAACGCTGGACAGGGTTCCATCCGTAATGGATTGGTAAGCTCTGGCAAGTTACGTGGATTTGATATGTACAAGTCTAACAATATCGCTGCAACTTCAAATGCAGCAGGTAAGGTTATTGCTGGTCATATGTCATCTACGTGTACTGCACAAACAATCACTAGCACAGAGGTCATGCGTGATCCTGATAGCTTTGGTGATATTGTACGTGGTCTTCACGTATACGGTGCGAAAGTATTACGTCCTGAAGCTTTGGTTTCAGCGTTTTACGGCATCGACTAAACCTTTGGGGGCTGAAATATGCCCCCATTTTTTAACTACGTTCATCCTTTTCGGACGGAAGTAGGGGGTTATCCCCGAAGGAACGCATAACCTTTGGAGAAATTCGCTATGAAAGAGATTACTTTAGTATATCGTGGTGTTAAATACACTATTAAGCGTTAGGAGTAGAAAGTGGCACAAATAGGAAGTGAACAAAATCCTATGATGATTAAAGGTAAACGTAGAGGCAAAGTTCTTGGAATGACAGGATCTTTTTATAAACCTGTTAACAAATCAAAGTATGATGCTAATTACGACAGAATTTTTAGTCATCAAACAGAACTAGAAATAGCTCGACAAAAAAGTAAAACATTTTCTATGGAGCAAGATTAGTTATGGATTACGGTAAAAAGAAAAAAATGATGGGCGGTGGTAAGCTTAAAATGGTAACAAATAAAAAAGGCGATGAAGTTCCTTTTTATGCTGCCGATGGAAAAGGTAAGATGATGTATGGTGGTAGAGTTATGAAAGGTCATGGAGGTAAAATGTCAGGCGGTGTAGCAGAGCTTGAATCTGCCTGTAATAGAATGGCTGGGTACAATCAGAGCTTAACTACTAAAACATAATGGCAACTTTCTTATCTTTATCAAATGAACTGCTGAGAGAAATGAATGAAGTTGAATTGGCTTCAGGAAGTTTTGCTACGGCTACTGGTATTCAACAACACGTTAAAGATGCAATAAACAGAGCATATCTTGATATTGTAAACGAAGAACCCCAGTGGCCTTTTTTAGCAGTGAATTTAAGTGGAACTGTAGATCCATTACACGGCAACGTGTCTGTAGAAACGGTAGCTGGGACTCGCTGGTATTTATTAAAAACAGGGAGTTCTGGTTTACCTACAGATTTTGGATATATAGATTGGGATAATTTTTATTTAACTACAGTGGGTGTAGCAGGAGAAACGGCTCCTTTTGTAGCCAGAAATCTTAGATTTACTACTACTGAAGAATATAAAGATTACTTTCGTATTTCAGAAAACTTAGATGATGCTGATGCACAAAACTACGGAGTGCCTAGCAGAGTTATTAAAAGTCCTGATAACCGAAAGTTTGGGTTAAGCCCAATACCTGATAAAGTCTATAAAATATATTTCTATGCTTATGTTTTACCTACAGAGCTTTCAGCATTTGGAGATGAAATTGTTTTTCCAAATACCTATAAGCCTGTATTGCTAAACAGAGCTAGGTATTATATTTATCAGTTTAAAGAAAGCCCACAGTTTTCTGCTTTTGCCCTAGAAGATTATCGAAGGGGTTTAAAATTAATGAAGTATAATTTAATGACTCCTGCACCGGGCGTATTAAAAGATGATCGAATGAGGTTTGTTTAATGTCTCAACCGTATGGATTAGCTTGCACAGGAGGATTACATACAAGCTTAAATGAGATAGAAGCTTTACAACAACCCGGTGTCGCTACAAAATTAATAAACTTTGAAGTAGATACAGATGGAGGCTACAGAAGAGTTAGTGGTTATAGTTTGTTTGGATCTGCAAGACCTAATGGTAGCAATAAAATATTAGGATTGCAAGTATACGCAGACGGTGTAATAGCTTGTTCTGGAACTAATATTTATTTTAGTCAAGATGGAAATAGTTGGCTTCAAATAAATAGAGCGAGTGTTGCAGGAAGCGGTGATAATCATACTGCTTTTACAGGAAGATCGACACTAGCAAGAACTAATCAAGGTCAAGTAACTTTTACAATATTTGAAAGTATCTTTGACTACGGATTAGTATTAATATGTGATGGAGCTAATAAACCTTTCTTTTTTAGAATGGAAGGCACTGGAGCAAACCTTAACAGCAGAACATTTTTTGCAGGAGAGGTTACAGTTTCAAGTACAAAAGCTCCTTCAGTTGGAGTAATACACGATGGGCATTTTGTTGTTTCAGGAGCCGATACTGCCGATAATACAATTTATTATAGCGGTACAAATGATCCCACTGATTTTACTAGCACAGGATCAGGAAACATTACCCTAACAGATAAAGTTGTAGGGTTAGCAAGTTTCCGTAATGATTTAATAATATTTTGTACCAATAGTATATTTAAGTTAATAAATATTAATGATTCAACCAATATTGCAGTTGTCCCTATAACAGAAAATGTAGGGTGTATGAATGGACAAACTATTCAAGAAATAGGCGGTGATCTTGTATTTTTAAGCCCTGATGGATTAAGAACAGTAGCAGGTACAGCAAGAATTGGAGATACGGAGCTTGGTGTAATTAGTAGTCCTATACAGTCTATAATTAAAGCTATAGCTCCTAATGTAAATAATTTTACTATATGTTCAGCAATTCTTAGAAATAAATCACAGTATCGTTTATTTTATAATGTAGACGCTACTTCAGATATTACAGCTAAAGGTTTTATTGGGACACTAACACAAAAAGGATTTCAGTATAGCGAAACAGAAGGAATAAAAGCATCGGCTATTACTTCTGATTTTGATAAAGATGGAGTAGAACAAACTTATCATGGAGATCCAAGCGGATATATTTATAACCATGATGTTGCTAATGTAAACGATTTTAATCCCGGTGGCGTTTCTTCAAATGTAAGGGCAGTTTATAAAACACCTAATTTAGATTTTGGAGATTTTGGAACTAATAAAACACTTAGATATGTTAAACTTTCTGTTAGTCCTGAAGGAACTATATCTCCTACTTTAAGAGTTAGATATGATTATGAAAGTTCTAAAGTATCTCAGCCTTTAGATTATTTATTAGATTCAATACCACCCCCTAGTATTTTTGCTTCGGCAATATTTAACAGTAATGTTTTTGGAGCAACTCCAGATCCTTTAGTAAGACAGGCAGTTCAAGGAAGTGGTAACACAACAAGTTTTATAATAACAAGTGACGATAAGTTATCACCATTTACAGTAAACGGATTGTATATAGATTACAGTCCTACAGGAAGGAGATAAAGTATGGCTGTCGGCTATACCAGACAAAGCACATTTTCAGATGGAGATACGATAACTGCATCTCTTTTTAATAATGAATATAATCAAATTTTAAACTCTTTTGCTTATAGTACATCAAATGCAAGTTCTGGTCACAGGCATGATGGAACAGCCGCACAAGGCGGTGCAGTACCGCTTATAGGTGATTTAGATTTTCTTAATAAAGTTGCTATTGATACTAGTAATAATAGAGTAGGAGTTTTTGTAGAAGTTTCTTCTGCTGCTGTAGAGCAAGTTAGATTTCAAGATGGAGTTATTACTCCTGTAACAAATAATGATATTGACTTAGGAACCTCTTCAGTACAGTTTAAAGACTTATTTATAGACGGTACGGCTAATATAGATAGCCTTACTTTAACATC